TGTTAGGAAACACAGCATCTAAAGCTTGTATAAGTTCGTCAGTAATTACAGGTAAAGACACAAAAATTAAAGAGCTATTTCTATATTATATGTTAGTGTAAGGATAGCAAGGAGTGGTTACCTTGTTGCAACGCTAAGAAAACCTCAAGGGTGTGGTTCCTCTTGGGGTTTTCTTTATGGGTTCCAAAGCTTTACTTCTCCTGTATTGTAATCATAATCTCCTTCTCGCAGTATCCTTGTAAGCCTTGCGTTTAAGATAGCATCAGCAATCGTGTAACCTTTCTTAGTATATGTCTCCTGTACCTTAGACCATAGTGCTTCTTTGGTATCAGGTGTATTAGCTAGTGTCTTTGAAGCAGTAACCATACCCATACCTTTGATACCTAGTATCCCATCACCAGCATCACCAGCCAACGACATCTCAAACCAATGCCTGTCTGCTTTCTTATTAGTAATATGTTCTATCGAATCATCAGCTATAAGTTTGCAGGGTAGTGTTCTCATATCTTTATCTACTGAAACTATTATCGGGTCTTTGTATCTGCCATTGGTAGCAAGCAAACCTAGTACGTCATCTCCTTCTAGGTTCTCATAAGCAACAGTTTCATATCTTTCTTTTACTTCTTTGATAACACTCTTGAGTGCTAGTGGTTTACGTTTACCTATCCTGTTGATCTTGTACTCAGGGAATATCTCATGTCTGAATGTAGGGTAAGAAGTGAAGCACATAACTATGTCATGCTTGCTGTCAGCAATACTTCTATAAACATCTAGTCTGTTCTCTATCAAATTAAGTATGTCTCTTTCATCAGAGTAAAGAGTATGCTCCCAATCATTCCATCTTGTGTCTTGTTCACAGGCACAACATGAATTGTAGATCAACCAATCAGCATCAATAAGTAAAGTCATAGCTAAATAAAATCCTCATATACAACAAGCCGACCTGTCTTCTGGTCGTACAATAATTTATCTACCTCTCCTGTCATACCAGTATGTCTAGACTTCAATACCTTTAGCTGTAATCGCTGTCTCTCACTAGCATCTCCTGTCTGGTTTCTTGAAGCTGACAGTACAACATCTGATAGTTGAAGAAGACTATGGCTACCTCTCAAGTCTGATGTATCTACCTCTCTGCCCGACTCATGTGATTGTCCTTGTGGTCTGCGTAGATGGCTGACCAATACAATAGCTATACCAGTAGCTTCACTTAAACTTCTTAGCTTGGTCATTATTATATCTATTGCTTTGCGTTCATTGTCTAGTTCCAGACCAGACAAGACTATGCTTATGTGATCTAGTATGACTACCTTTACTCCATCAACAGTAGCTAAGTATCTTATCTGTTCTAGTAATACATCAGGCTCAAGACTACCGAAGTGGTTGTATAAAAAAAGATTGCGTGTTGATGTGAGGTTATCAAACGCAATCCGCAGATCATCTTTAGTTATGCCATCTTCATTTAAGTGCAAAGGAATATTCAAGTCAATACCTACAAGACCTTGAAGAGTTCTTTGTACTGATTCTTCTAACCCAATATATCCAACTTTAATTTTTCTTTTTAGAAAATGGTGGCATAGTTCCCTGCATATTGTTGACTTACCTGCACCACTAGCACTAGCTACTGTAAAGATTTGACTAGGAAATAAACCTCTTGTGTATTCGTTTAGCTTTGGGTATGGAAAATCCCAAGCGTCTGCTGCATTGATAAGAGAGTCAGGTCTTACTGGTCTAGCTTTCCATAACCTATCTTTAACTAGCTCTCCTTCTCCTAATACAAGATGATCGTTTATATCATTACGATCTAGTCTTGCTATAGCTGCCTTACCTCTTGGCAAAACCTCCATACATTTCTCTGCTGCTTTGTTACCAGCTTCATCATTGTCAAAGCAGATAACGATACGACAAAAACTATCAAGCCATTTGTAGTTTGCTGCTAAG